TTTCAATATCTCGTCCTGCTGCAAAGGCACGTTTAATTCCATTAAAAGCCGTGCTTGCTGTTGCGACAGCAGCTGATATTGTGATGGGGTCGAACACTAGTCAGCGTCCTTGATGGTCAGCTTACCTTCCTTTACTTGTCTCATTATTTCTTCGTAGTCTGTATTACCTAGTTTAGAAATAGGTACATAAGAAAGTGTACCATCTATTTCACATTTAATACAGGTAATTGTTTCGTCTTCTGTAGAAGATTTTTTATATTGTGCGTTTGTTATTTTCATTATAGTTCTGCCTTAAATTCAATAAAAGCGTCTGAATCAGTGCCTGTTCTCATAAAAGCACCATTACCTTGTCTATTAGAATCGGTAGTGTTGCATTCAATACTCACTACTTGAGGAGTAGCTCTGTTAAGAGCTATATTTGAAGCGTTCATATCTCCATTTGAAGCATTTACTTTAAAGTCAGTTCCATCTGCATTAATTGTAGGTTCTACTCTCATGTCATTCTGTAACTTATATTGACCTATCCAAAAGGTGTCAGTATTCATTTGCCCTACACAGACGGCATCATATGAAGTGTTAGCTTGCCATCTTTGATAATACCTCTGACACTTAGCCAATGTTCTCTCAAAAGGCTCATGCTCGAACTCTGTTGCATTCTGCCCTACTTCTAGCTGTAAGCCTGTAAGAAACAACTCTCTGTCTGCGCTGTCAAAGAATGATGTTCGACTTCCTGCATACCTGTTTGCTTGTGTAACACTCTGCCAAGTATTATCAGAAAATGTGCCATCTGAATAAGTTGCTCCTGCATGTAACCATATTTGAAATGTTAAACCAAAGCCATTGTCATCAGCGATTGTACCTGTTGTATCTGGAATAAAGGTCAATTCTACTCTTGCCCAATCTGTGCCTACAGTAAATGCTCGTGTATTATTTCTTGTATTACCGTGGTCATATAGTTCAGCAACATATGTTGCAGTTGCGTTAGCCTTTGCGTAAAAACTTGCTGTTACTGGCACAGCACTAGATGTTCCTTTTTTGATTGTCTGTAAATTTTGTCCCTCTATAGACTGACCTATAACTGTTAGCTCATCTGTTGCTATTGAACCGTCAGCATTTGTGCAATCTAACTTTATGCTGTTAGCAAGACCTGTTCCACTTGGAGCAGAACTATCTTGTGTCATAGTTAATTCACCTGCTGTATTACCTGTTGTTATCTTCCATCTGTCACAAGTAAAGTATCCACTAGTTGCACCAATACCTGTGCTTGACGTTCCTCTCTGTGCCACGTTTGTTGAGCCATTAATGAGAAAATTCCTGTCTGCTCCACCACCACCCATGTTGATGTTGCCTATAAGGTTTGCTAAATCTGCTGCTTTGCTCATGTTGTTATCCTGCTATTTCTGTTGCTGAAATCTGTGAAATTCCATATTCAATATAAGGATGGTTTGAATCATCTTTTGTTCTGTTTATTGTAAGAGTATCTGTTCCAGAACCATCACTGTATACCCTAATTGCTAATTTATATGTGACCTGACTTGTAGTGTTAGGAGAATCATAATCAAAGATACACCCAGATTCTGGAGTAGTCCCTGCGTCATCTGCCGCATATGTTCTTGTTAAAGTACCATACCCATAGTTTCTAGAGCCAACTGCTGTTTCATGCAATTCAGTACTATCTCTCATAAAAGAAATCATATTATTAAAGGTATTAAGCTCTGTCCCTAGTTCGCCAAAAAAATGAGCATCTAAACGTATTAAACTATTTGAAAACTTTGGTGTAATATTAACAGATAATCCAGTTATAGCTGTCACTGTGTTTTGAGTGAGGTCTTGTGTGCTAACGCTTGTAAGTCTTGTTCTCTGCACCTGTAAGATTGAGCCAGAAGGCATAGCTCCATGTGTTATAATGCTTCGTGTCATTCACCGTCCTCCAACTTCTTGATACGAGCTTCTAGTGCATCGTTCTTTGTTTCTAACGCATCAACTTTAGCTGATAGCTCTTGTATAGCTTTAGTAAGCATTGGTATTAAAAAGGCAGGAGCTAAACGCTGTCTGCCATCATCATCTTCTGACCATAACGCATCATAGTTTTTTACCTCTGAATGATTATCTAATACTGTCTTTACTTCTTGAGCTATAAAACCGTGATATAATTCGTCTTTTGCGTTCAAAACCCTTTTTGTAGAGTCTTTTACATAAGCCCTATGTTCTTCAGGTACATCCTTTTTCATTCTCCACTTATAGGTAACTGGTCTTAAATCATTTATAAACCCAAGTCCTGCTGTAGATGTTGTAATTTCTTCTTTATACCTTTGGTCTGACGGTGCAGATAGAGATGTACTACCATTATCTATTCTAGTATCTGCATCATCTGTGCCAAATGTAAAAGAACTGTTAGCTCCTACTACTAAATTTCCTATCACAGTTTGGTCAAACGCACCAGAAGCACTTACTTCACAATCATGTCCAATAACTGTGCATCTGTTTGCTGTAGTTGCTACTTTACCTGCATCAGCACCAATAAAAGTATTTTTTACTCCATTGGTTATAGAGTTTCCTGCTTCATATCCAACACATGTGTTAAAAGTATCTCCTGTATTCGTACAATCTGTTAACGTAGCATAACCCACAGCCGTGCTTTTTGAACCTGTTGTAATAGCGTCACCTGCTAATCCCCCCACAAAAACATTTGAATGTCCTGTTGTAACATCGTTTCCTGCTTCATACCCAACAGCCGTATTGTACATATTTCCAGTAGAGTCCGACTTATTTTGAAACTGTAATGCCCCTTCACCTACAGCAACAGACCTACTTCCCCTTGTTTCTGCGCCTAGTGCAGATATACCCAGAGCCGTATTATGACTACCGTCAGTTATTGCATCACCTGTAAATGAACCAATAAGAGTATTATTTGTTCCTGTTGTAACAGATGTTCCTGCTAGATATCCAACAGCTACGTTAAAAGTATCTGCCCCTCCATTGAGTGTTTTTAAGGCTTGATAACCTATGGCTGTGTTATCTCCATGAGCATCTTCTGTGGCGAGTGCTTCAAATCCAACTGCCACATTGTTATCACCTGTAGTCAATGCTGTACCTGCTTCATCTCCTATACATACATTATAGTTACCACCACTAGCAATAGAGTTACCTGCATTTACTCCTAGTCTAAGATTAGATGTGCCTGATGTTGTAGATGAATAATCTCCTGTTACAGCTAAGTTTCCTGTTATGGATGCACCTGAATTCAAGGCATACCGTGAGTCACTATCTGTTCTACTGTAAAAGTTACCAACAGAGAACACATCATATACGATTATCTCTATGACATCACTTACGGATGCACCTGTAGCCAATACCACAGATGTGCCTGATGTAGCTGTGTAGTCTGTGCCACCACCTTTTAAGAGGACTCCATTCTGAAACACATCAACAAAATTATTATCTGTATAGGTCAATGTGAGATTGCCTAAGTCAGTACCACTGAATGTTGTTTGCCCTGCAGTCGCTGTGTACTGATAGCGTTGTCTAACACCTGCTGATGGGCTTTTTCCTATATACGGCATTTATTTCTCCTAACTAGGCTTTGTTGGAAAGGTCACAGAGGATGGGTCTAAGCGCAACTTTTCGTCACTTACCTTTGGATTAGCTGTCTTAGTAATATCTCTCAATGCCTGTCTATATGTTTTCCACTCTGTTTGTTTACTATCAGACAGAGGACTATCTGGCATGACTGTCCAATCACTTTCCGACAACAATCTATTTCTCACTTCTCTTAATTCTCTCATTTCATTTGACATATTTTTATCCTAATAAGTATCCACAAAAAACAGGGTCATAAGCTGAATTACTTTGTGAATATGTAAATTCACTCCCCACATTGACTTGAATGTAGTCACTCGCTGCTAAGTTTACTATATCAATTAAATGAACTGTGGCTTGATTGACAGCTCCAACATATTCGTAATGCCTAGAACCTTCAATCTGCGAACCATTTTTGAAAAAATTTACATGGTACAAATCTCCTGACGTTAGAGTATCACCAGATGTGTTTGTAGCTGTTAATGAACTAAAAGCAAACCAATACACTCCTGCAACTGGTGCTGTAAATCTACCATTTGAAGTGTCATAATTTCCACCAATATCAAAGTCCTCTGTTTCAAATACAAGTGTTCCCTGAGTACCTGTAGCACTACTTGACCCTGCTATTCTAGATCTAAACGCAGGTCTTAAAGGTGTTAATATACGTCCTGTGCTATCTATAGACATAGCAGTATTTGTACCTAACGTAGAGCCTACTCCCACTGTTAGTTTGTCTGCACTATCGTCTAGTCCTACATGGTAGTCTTGTGCATTGCCATCAAAAACAAGCTTAGTATCTTCTGCTCCTGCACTACCTATAGTCACTGTCTTTGGTAGCACAAGGTCTGCACTAGATATTTGACTTGACCCAACACTTGCATCAGGAGGGTTTATTGTTTGTATAGCAGAACCTAAATACACAAGGTAACATGAATCTGTACTTGCTACTGCTTCAGAGAATGTGAT